TTGTACTAAACCTGTTTTTGTAGGTGTTCCTATAGTTTCTATAGTAATATTAGCAGCATCAGGTAAAGTTAAAACTTTATATTCCTGACTATGTCCTGCAAATTTTATGATGTCTCCAACTTGGAATCCTGAAGAACTGTCAACTGGAATTGTAGATGTTCCTACTGCAAGGTCTACTGGGTTTAATTCACCGTCAACACTATTAGTTGCAGTGACAACGTCATTGTAATATGCGTTTGAAGAACCACAAAGTTCTACTCTAAGTGAATTACCTAAAACCCCTGCATATTTTGATACCCATACACCTACTGTTGCAGCTTGTGAACCATCTCTATAGTCCTCTATATACTGTTCATTATTTTTTAATAATGTTGTAGATGAACCAAGTGCATTAGCAGAATACAATCCTGTTGAATTTAATCTGACCACTCTCAATGAAGAACCATATTTTAAGAAAGATTCTGCAGTATAGTAATCTTCTGAACCTGCATCTGTATTTGCAGGATTACCGAATACACTATTCAATCCTTTTGAATCTGAAACTGTTATTACTTCATCAACAGGGCCCCATTGAAATGAACCAGCGAATGCACCTGTTGTCGATGAAACGGCTGGAACAACATTTGTAAGGTCAACCTCTTTGACCTGTACGCCTGGTGATACTTGAAATGCCATACTTTTACTCCTGTTAATGTAAAAAGTTAGTTTTACTTGATATATTTATAACTTTAATAACTCTAACGAATATATTTTAAACAACTGTAAACCACCTATCCCCTGTAGAATCTACAAAAGTTTCTTGTTCTTCTTGTTGTTGAGACCCAAAAACCCCTGCAGGAAGAATATCATCCTCAATCAACTTCTGTTGTTCTGAGTATAATAAGTCTTTTACTTTCTTATCAGTTAGATGGACAAAATAATCAGTAGTGATAAACCATGAAAATAACACACAATTCATAACCAAATCATCATTATAACCCTTATCTGCTTCATATGAATTACCTTTTATAACAAAGGTCATCATTTCAGTAATGGTTGCACGGTCTACAATCGTTAACCTATTCTCTTCCGTAATTTCTTTGAGTGTTGAACAACCTACTCTTTTTATTCGTTTGTTCATAGTCACACCGATATCTTCTGCCTTTGTTTGTCCTTGTGTAAAGACATTAGGGTATTCTATATCATAGTGCAACTGTTGTGCGACCATAGCACCTTCTGCATTATTCTCTATTATTACAAGTGCTTCGTTATATGGTCTTACATATTTATTAATTATGTCTGCCAACAACATAGGTGAGGTAGTGTTATCTCTGTACACCAACACTTGTTCAAAAGGTTGATTCGTCACATCAAAAACTGTAAACGTAGAATAGTCTAGTCCTTTACCTTGTGATACGTCAACAGTACATACGTAAGTATGATTATCTACTGGTCTCTTATAAAGACTAATACCATCTTTGACCCAATCAGATTCTATGGCTCTCATACCCAATAGTGTATTACTATTAATAAGTGTAGAACCCGTTCCTAGGAAAGAGTTTCCATACTCTTGTTCAAATTGTGCTTCTGAGGTATTTGCAATGGTCTCTTTCTTCCATTCTTCGTCTCTGCCTGGCACATCATACCAGTTGATTGTGAATGATTTATACTCAGATTGTTCATGTATTGCAGATTCGTATATCTTGTGGAACATATTACCTACACCGTTTGCAGTTGAGGTAATGATTACCTTTGAGTCTTTACCTGACGTGACCACGGGATATGTTGCAGTATAGAATGTCTCTGCATCGTCTACGAATGCGAACTCATCGAGATATAATAAATTGATTGACATACCACGAATTGAACTTGAAGAAGTTGCGGCTGCAACAACTTTACTATCATTCGCAAACTCAATCGAACCTTTGTTGAGAATCTTAACACCAGGCTGTAAAAAGAATGGTACACTTTCTAACATAGTGACGAGACGTGCAATCATTTCCCTTGCAATTGCACCTTTGTTTGCAAGTATAGCAACTGTCACTTCGGGGTGAAATAGTAGAAACCATAATAGGTATGCACAAGATGTAATTGATTTACCACTCTGACGTGATGCAAGAACTACACTAAAACGAGATTCATCATAATGTTTTATAAGACTTTCTTGATATCCACGAAGTTTAAAAGGAACCATACCTTCGTCCAATGATATGATTTGCGTATAGTTTTCAATAAAATGACAAGGGTCACTAGAACACTTCATGTATTCATCTAACTGTTTCTTATCATATTGGACATCTATTCCCGCTCTTTTAATGAGTGGATTTCCTAGATATCCTTCGTTTTTATTTAGAGTCATCCTGTTTTGATTTCTTTAAAAATTTTTGTAATTCAGAAGTTGAACCTACATATAAATGATTATGTTGTGTTTTTACACTTCCGTTTTCATCTTCTAACTTCTTCAATTTGGTTTGAACATCTAATAACTTCTCTGCAGTCTCACCTACGGTCTTTATTAACTGACCTGCAACTTCGTATGCACGAGGGTTTTCCGTCTCTCTACAAACGTCTAAGATACCGTCAATCGCATCTTGTCCTCTTTCAACAAGACCGTATAAGTTCTCTCTAGTATATTTGTAATCAGTCTGTATGTTATCAGATTGTGGGGGTTTTTTGATTACTTGTGTAGTCTTCTCTTTTATTTCAGAAGAGATATCCAAGACATCATTTAATTTTGAATCTATATCTTTTGCCATAATTAACTTGCATCGGTCACCTTATCTTCACTAAAAGTTGAAGGTGCGCCATCATCATAAAAAGTCACGGTTTCTGCAACTACGAATGTATCGCCTGGGTCTACAGAACCTACAAATTTCAATACAGTGTCTTCACTTATAGTCACTGCACTACTTAAAACCACTGCAAGTCTATCACCTGCAATAGAGGAAACTGTTGGATTTGTTGATAAGTTTGTTCCAAAAACTTCGTCTCCTACACTTATCTTACTATTTATTGCAGTATCAAAAGTCACTGAAGTAGAACTAGAAACTGCGTTTGCAGTTTCACCGAATGCAGGTTCGTAGTGTTTTACTTCTTTCACTAGACCTGATTCATCTATCTGACTTGTTGTAAATAATCCTGTTGCACTGTTTATATAATCTCTTTCGATTACATTTTTAATTACACTACCAGTGTAAACAGGGCCGAAGTAATTGAGTTTCATTGTAAATTCTAGTGTATATTCTATTACTCTTCTTTCCTCAAAAGTACCTTCGTATTGGTCTTCCATATTTACACTATTCAATATAATTGGAACGTCTCTATAATCGGTCATAGAATCAATCATTTTCATAGTGACTGTATATTCGGGTTGGAAGTATGGTAAAATCTGTTCTACAATTTGCAATGCATCAGACATATTCTTTGCAAGAATACTTAAACTAAATGTAATGTTATAAGGTGCAGGTTGATACTGATAAGAACGATTAGTTCCGTCTGATTCTAATGTAGATTTTTGGTGTCTAATTAATTTATTTTGTTGTCTTGTTGCATCATATTCAAATCCTGAAATTTGGAATGCAATTCTAGGTAATGATATTGCAGTTCTATTACCATCGGTTAGATTGGGTTCTTCTGCAAGTCTCTGTAAAAACTTCTGTTTAGGGCCGTATGATATAGGAACTTTTTGTTCAGTTAAAATTGTCCCATCTTCTTTGATTTTCTTTACTGTAATATTATTAAATAGTGTTCCAAAGATAGAAACAGCACGTTTTGTAGTTTCATTATAAAAGAATGTACCAAACATTATGTGACCTCACCGAAAGGATTTGTCTCCGAAAAGTCTAAGTAGTTGTCTGCTTTATCTTCAAATTCTTTATTTTGTGAATTACCATCGTTAGACATTGTAAGGATATCTGTAATTGAACTGATTGTATACGATGCACCATCTGTTGCACCAACAAGAGTATCACCGACTTGAAGTGTTGTAGTGTTATCTTTAATTGTAAGTTTTCTATCGTTAGGTGACCATGATACAACCTCTCCAACAACTGCACTGTTAAGAGTAAGGTTTTCATTTGCATAGTAAATTCCACTTCCACCCGAGTTCATTGTCATTTCTATAGTATATGCTTGTTGGTCTTCTACTAGGTCTATGTTTATATTACCAGTATCAAAGTCTTCACCACTGTATTCAAATAATTCACATTGCAGTTTAAATACAAATAATTTACCAACTTGATAGAAAGGATTTTCATGTTCTACAAATTTAACTTCAAACAAAGAACCACTTAATGGGAAGTGTATTAAATCACCCTCGTTTGGTCTAAGAGAAGTTGCAAGGTTTGAATCTAACGAAATAAATCTCTCCCAACTTCTAAGTGATATAATAAAGGTTGCAGTGTCTCTTACTTGTACACCGAACTTACTGAATAGGTCTCCTTCTCCTTCAAACCCGTCTGTATTTTCTATATACATTTCAACACTATATGAATCACCAAATTTAGATTGTACGTCTTCACCTAAAATAGAATCTTCTTCTACAATCTCTCTTGGTAAATAAAATGTTTCATGTCCATACATTCTAAGAGATTCAACAACTAAATCCTCATAAAGGAGTTGTTCAGTGTTGACTGCATGGTTGAAAAAAACGTTTGTTGGCATATATCTATCCCATTAAATCCATGACTGGCATTTCAAAATTCAGTCTAGATTCTTCTTCTAATCTTATAATCTCTTCTTGTGCTTCTGTTTTAATTTGTTGTGCATCAAGTGTCACTCCACCAGGCAGTGCAATACCTTGAAACTTAGAAAGGTTTTCACCCCATTGATATTTGACTTTTGCAGTTGCATATTTTTTCAACCACATATCGTTGTAAACATCTGTAAAATCTGTTGGGTCTATCTTCCTATAACATTCAACTATAATGTATTCTCCTGCACTTAACTTAGCAGTTGTGTAATCTAAATATAATCTATTTTGATGTGCATTATATCTAATAGGAACTTGACCAACTAACATGTCATTTAATAACTTAATATGTTGTTGAACTTGTGAGTAATATAGAATACTAGTTGAAGTTAAATCCCATAAGTCATTCAATCTCAATTGATATTGTATATCAAACATACTTGAAGTTTGACCTGAATGAAAAGGAAAAACTCTAAGAACACTTATAACATGTTCGGGTAGTGTAATATAACTTTTACTTTCACCGTATGATTGTCCTGCAATCGCTTGTGTTCCACTTGTTGACCCTGTAAGGGTATCATTTGTTCCAAAAGACGTAATCTCTTCTGCAGTTAATTGATGTTTTAAATATGTCTTAATATTACCATTGTAATGATATTCATGAAAGTATTGTAGTGCTTCATCAATTCTATCATCCAATTGGTCGTCATCTACGTTAATTTCAAGAACAGGAGCACCAAGAGCTCTCTTAATATACTCTTTTAATGTACTTTTTGAATTTGGTGATGCCATAATATTCCTGTAGTAAATTTGTGTCTACTACTATTTATACGAATTTAGAACCTATTCTTGGAAGTAAGTCTTAGATTGGAGACGGTCTATTTTTTCGTCTATTCTTTGGATGGATGACATTAATCTTTCGAAGTCTGCTTCAATTTGGTCTCTAGTGACATATTCTTTAGCAAGTTCTTCTCTAGTTTTATTTACAAGGATATCAATTCTTTTTTGTTCAGATAGAATACTACGAACTAGAAAACCTAAAGGTGCTAGAACGAATGTTAATAAGAGATTCCAAAGTAAATATGTGTCTATTACTATTTCCATA